GCCAAAGCCGAAGAGGAAAAGGCAGCAGCAGAGGCAGCAGCCAAAGCCGAGGAAGAAAAGAAAGCAGCAGGGCTGGTAAAAGTGAAAGCAAAGCGCCGTTTTCTTGACAAGGAATTAAACCAGATTAAGGATACGGGGGAAACTTACACAGTAAGCAAAGAACGTGCAGCAGTTCTGGAAGAGGCAGGAGTAGCAGTAGTAATGACAGAGTAAGAAAGAGGGTGCAGGCTATGGCAGCAGATACCACAACATTAACCGAGAAGATGCGGGCGGCGCTGCGTATAAGCAGCACCAGTGAGAAAATCACAGAGGAAATAAACGACTGTATAGCCGCCTGCAAAATGGATTTGCAGGACGTAGGCGTAAAGAAACTGGACGAAACAGACGCACTGATTATTAGGGCAATTACCTTATACTGCAAGGCAGAGTTTGGCTATTCTGATAAATCAGAGCAGTTTTGGAAGTCTTACGAGTGTTTGAAAACTCATTTAAGCCTATCCAGCGAATACACAGGCGGCGAAACGCCGGACAGTACAGACGACGAGGTAAACGAGGAAGATATTAAGAACTTATTCGGATAGGAGAAACAGACAGAATGGCGATTAAAAGAGTAACTTATAATACGCTGTCTTATCTGGTAGCGGAAATTAAAGACCGCTACGCAGAGAAAAGCGCCATAGGAGCGCTGGGGGGGCTTGATAAGGTAGCGGTAGAAAATCTGGCAGACGATTTGAAAAACCTTATAAACGGCAAGGCAAATGCAGCCACCACTCTTGCGGGTTACGGCATCACAGACGGAATGACAGCGACGGAGATAGCAAGCGCTATTTCCACGGCGATTGCTGGAACAGACCACTTAAGCCGTGTAATGGTAGACAGTACGGCAGATATTAACGTAGCGGTAGACGGTGCAGAAAAGAAAATCTACATGGTAAAGAATACCGACGGAGAGGCAGGAAACCTTTACAGTGAGTACATGGTAATTGACGGAAAGCTGGAAAAGGTAGGCGACTGGAAAGTAGACTTAAGCAGCTATGCCAAGACCACAGAAGTAACGGCAGCCATTGCAAATGCGCTGACAGCATACGCCAAGACCGCAGACGTTACTAAGGCAATCAATGCAGCAGTAGCGGGACTTATTCAGCTGGACGACTTAAGCGTAGCGTCTACGGGGGCAGGCAATGTAGTAACGGGGCTTGCGTATGACAACAAGACAGGAAAATTTACAGTAACCAAAGGACTTACTGCACTTACAGAGGCAGACTTTACAGAGATTACGCAGCAGGAAGTAAAAGCCATGTTTGCGTAAGTGAGGTGCTGGTATGAGGTGGTTTAGCCTTGCCAGCTTAAAGGCGCTGGTATCAGAGATAACAGCCAGAGAAAACAGCAATATGCAGGCTGTAAATGATACGTTTTCAGAAGTCTACGACAATATGGAAACGCTGGACGGGCGCATAGATGCTTTAGAGCATAAAACCGACGCTGCATATCTGGGTAACTGTTATTGCGGTAGCGTCTATTTGGGCTATGTGTCCGAAACGGACACCTAAAGGAGTGGTAAAAATGGACTGGATAGACGAGATAACGCTAATAAGCGAGGTAAGCGGAGAAAACAGGGTAAATAAAAACGGCTTTGCAGTAAAGCCGGAAGAAAGCGCCCGCACTGTATTCTGTAATAAAAAATCAGTAGGGTATAGCGAATATTTTAAGAGCCAGCAGACAGGAAAGCTGGTAGAGGCAAAGTACGAGGTACACAAGGCAGATTATGGCGGCGAGGACGTAGTAGAAGTAAACGGGCGGCGCTATTTTGTGCTTAAGACCTACGATACAGGGACAGACACCATAGAGCTTACGCTTACAGATTTACGCCACAGAAACGAGGTGTAAGCATGGGAGAGTTTAACACAGTCGGACTGGAAGATATTATAGACGCTTTCAGCCGGAGAGAGGCGGCTACAGTTGAGGCAGTCCCAAAAATGCTTAAAGCTGGTGCTGATGTGCTGATAGAGGCGCAGAGAGCAGAGGCACAGGCAATGGGACTGAATGAAACGGGCGGTTTTATCAATTCCATAAAAGCTACGGACGTAAAGGGCGACGATACGGAGAAATACGTAGAGATATACCCACAGGGACGGGCAAAGCATGGAAACGACAGAAAAGGAGATAAAAGCAAGGTGCGCTATGCAACAATCGGCTTTGTGGCAGAGTACGGCACAAGCAGCCACGCTGCACGCCCTTATATGACAGTGGCAAACGAAAAGGCGCACGAAAAGGTAGTAGAGGTACAGCGCAGTATATGGGAGAGTGAAACAGGCGAATGAGTATACAGGAGATTTTAGAAAGCGCAGGGTTGCCAGCCCAGAGAGGCGTTTACACTGGACGGGATAAGCCAGACGCATATTATACGTTTCTGCGGCTGCTGGGTACGCCTGCGGTAAATGCAGACGACGAAGAGAAAGAGCGCAGGGAAATGTATAGAGTTACGCTTTTCCATAAGGGCGATTTTGAGGCGCAGCTTGATAAGACAAAAGAGGTATTGAAAGCAGCAGGCGTTTATATCAACAGCATAGACGCAGAAAGCTATGAAACAGAAACGGGGTACTGGTTAGTGCCTATCACAGTCGAGATTTTGAAAGAGGAGTGATTAAACAATGACACTGGGACTGAAAGATTTATATTACGCCGTATGCACAGAGGCAGACGGAGCAGAGAGCTACGGGACACCTAAGAAAATGGCAGAGGCAATGAGCGCCGATTTATCCGTAAAGACAGCAGACGGCAGCTTGTATGCAGACGACACATTAAGCGAGAGCGTCACGGAGTTTGCAAGCGGAACGCTTAAGCTGGGAATTAAAGACCTTACGCCGGAAGTGCTGGCAGAGCTGCTGGGGCAGGCAGTAGATAAGAACAGCGTAGTATGGGCGGGAAAAGAGGACGAGCCGCCGTATGTTGCTGTAGGGTTCAGAGCTAAGAAAACGGGTGGTAAATACCGTTACGTATGGCTGCTTAAAGCAAAATTTAAAGTACCGTCTGAAAAGTACGAAACAAAGGGCGAGAGTATCAAGTTTAACACGCCGGACATTGAGGCATCTTTTACAACAAGAAAGAAAGATAACTTGTGGAAAGCAGACTTTGTGGGAACAGAGGAAAGCGCAGCGGCTAAAACGTGGTTTACAGCAGTGCCGGAAAAGGCAGCAGCAATGGAAAGTGTATAAAACAGGAAAGGAGAGAGGCGTAGCATGGGCTGCGCCTTAATTTTATATCATGGGAGCATTAAAGAGCGGGGCTTTTCCCGTAGAGCTGAACGGCAAAGAATATGGTTTACTTTTTTCGCTGAACGCATTAGACGAAGTACAGGAAAAGTTTGGGGGCTACGACAAATTAAGTGAGGTATTCAATAAAGATAACCCAAACCTTTTTAAAGATACAAGGTGGTTACTTACGCTGCTTATTAACGAGGCACTTTTAGCAGAGGACGAAAACGCCCAGCTGCTTGAAGAGAAGAGGGTAGGCAGACTGATACACGCAGGAAATTTGCAGGAAGTACAGAATGCTATTTTTAAATCGTTCTACAGAGGAACTGCGGGAGACAACAGCGACACAGAGAACGAAAACGACGGAGAAGAAACAACAGAAGAGGGAAACAGGGCAGCCGTGCAGGAAAATTAGATACTGCACGGCTTTTGTATATTGCAGTAGTGCTTTTGAGATACAGGGAACGTGAGGCATGGAGAAAAACACCATACCAGATAACGACACTGTTTAAATATCACAAGGAATATAACCCGCACATTTTCCGACAGGAACAGGCGGGAACACCAGCAGCTACAGAAAACATGGACGATATAGACATAGCGTTAGGGGGCTTTTAATTATGGCAGATAAGACGCAGAACGTCAAAACAAGGTTAAGTTTTGACGGAGAGGCAGAGTATAAAGCAGCCTGCAAGGAAATTAACAGCACCCTTAAAGTGCTTAATTCTGAAATGAAACTTGTAACGGCTGAATATAAGGACAATGCAAGCAGCGTAGATGCGCTGAAAGCAAAGCAGGCGGTACTACAGAAAACATACGACGAGCAGGCAAAAAAGGTAAAAGAAACCGAGGCGGCTTTAGAAAAATGTCGCAAGGCAACAGGAGACAATAGCGAAGAAAGTAAAAAACTTGAAACCCAGTTAAATTACCAGAAAGCAGCGCTTGTAAAGACAGAGCAGGAATTAGGCAAAACGACTGACGAAATGGAAAAAGCAGAAAAAGCCGCTGACGAAATGGGAAAGGAAATAAAAGACAGCGGGGAACAGGCAGACGACGCAAAGGGAAAATTTTCTGGATTTACAAGCGTGCTAAGCGGAATGGGTACAGCGCTTAAAGCAGCAGCAGCGGCGACGGCGGCAGCAGTTGCGGGAGCGGCAACAGCCATAGGAGCGCTTACCACAAAAGCGATAGAGGGATACGCAGCACAGGAACAGCTTGTAGGCGGTGTAGAAACTCTTTTCAAAACGTCGTCTGATACGGTTGTTGGTTATGCAAACGACGCATATAAAACAGCCGGAATGTCTGCAAATGAGTACATGGAAACAGTTACCAGCTTTTCAGCGTCGCTGCTTGCCAGTATGAATAATGACACGGCAGCGGCAGCAGAAAAGGCAAACGTGGCAATTACGGATATGTCAGACAATGCAAATAAAATGGGTACTGATATATCGCTTATACAGAACGCCTATAACGGTTTTGCAAAGCAGAATTATACCATGCTGGATAACTTAAAACTGGGATATGGCGGTACAAAAGAGGAAATGCAGAGACTACTTGATGATGCAAGCAAGCTATCCGGCATTAAGTATGATATTTCATCATATTCAGACGTTGTAGACGCTATTCACGTCGTACAGACGGAAATGGGCATAACAGGGACAACGGCAAAAGAGGCAAGTACAACAATAGAGGGTTCGGTTAGTTCTATGAGTTCAGCATGGGACAACTGGGTAGCTGGAATGGCAGACAGCGAGGCGAATTTCTCACAGCTTACAAGCAATCTGGTAGACAGTATTGTAACAGTGGTAGGGAATATAGCACCGAGGGTAATAGAAACAGTGCCGAGGCTGGTAAGCGGACTGGGAGAAATCGTAGAGCAGCTTGCAACGTATATACCACAGGTTATACAGGAGTTATTACCGCCTTTAATGAGCGGCGTACAGGACTTGCTTAATACGCTGGTTGGAATGCTGCCGGAAATGATAAGCATAATCGGGCAGATTATACCGACAATCATAGATACGCTGCTTACTATATTACCGCAGCTTTTAGAGGCAGGCGTACAGATTATTACGGAATTGGCGCAAGGTATCGCACAAGCGTTACCTACATTGCTGCCAACAATCGTAACGGTGGTTACGAACATTGTAACCATGCTGATAGAAAATATACCGTTGCTGATTACAGCAGCATTACAGCTGCTTACGGGGCTGGCACAGGGGCTGGTAGCAGCGCTGCCTGTACTGATTGAGGCACTGCCGGAAATCATAACGGCTATCATAAATGCACTGGTTGAGGGCATACCGCTTATTATCGAAAGTGCGGGCGATATTATAGTCGCATTGATTGACGGCATCATAGATGCAATACCGCTTTTAATCTCAGCCATACCGCAGATTATAGCAGCCATTGTAACAGGACTGATTACGGGGCTGCCTAAGATTTTGACGGCGGCAGGCAAGCTGGTAACGACAATCATAAATAAAATAAAAGAGCTACCTACTCTGATACCGCAGGCAATCGCTGCGGGCGTTGAGAAAATAGCAGAGTGGGGCGCAAATATGCAGGAAAAAGGCGGCACAGTTATAACAGGTTTTGTAACGAAAGTTATAGATATTGTTAAGGAGCTGCCGCAGAAAATCTGGAACAGTATAGTAAGCGCAGTAACCAGAGTGGCTACGTGGGGCGCAAATATGCAGACCAAAGCCAAAGAAGTAATGAACACAATGCTTACGAACATTGTAACGATTGTGAAAGAAACGCCTGCTAAAATCTGGAACAGTATAGTAGGGGCAGTTACCAGAGTGGCTACGTGGGGCAACAATATGCTTACGAAAGCCAAAGAGGTAATGAACGCCATGGTAACAGGCGTTATTACGATTGTTAAGGAACTGCCGCAGAAAATCTGGAACAGTATAGTAGGGGCAGTTACCAGAGTGGCTACGTGGGGCAACA